ATCGTCAGCGACGATAGCATGGCGACCTTGTTGCATGATGAAAGGCGGCACGTCTGGGTGTGCGGACCGGGTCTCGGCGCCGCTTCTGCACGCGATGCCATACCGGTCCTTGTCGCCGCGAAGCGCTGCGTCGTGGCTGACGCCGACGCGCTCACCGTATTCGCCGACAATCCGGATGGTTTGCGTGGCGCGACCGTGCTGACCCCGCATGCTGGAGAATTCGCCCGCGTCTTCGGCCCTCCGGGTGCCGATCGTCCGCGTGCCGCGATCGCGGCGGCCGCTCGCACTGGCGCGATCGTGTTGCTGAAGGGCGCCGACACCATCGTCGCCGCGCCGGACGGGAGGGTTTCGATCAATTCCTCCGCGCCGCCGTGGCTTGCGACCGCTGGTGCCGGCGATGTCCTGGCAGGACTGATAGGCGGCCTGCTGGCCCAAGGCATGCCGCCCTGGGAGGCGGCGTCGGCGGCGGCCTGGCTGCATGGCCGGGCGGCCTTTTTGGCCGGACCCGGCATGATCGCCGAGGATATCGCACCGGCGCTGCCAGCCGCCTTCGCCGACGCGGCAGCAGTGCGCCGCTAGCCCGCCGTCGCGGACAGGACCAAGCCAGCGCGCGCGCAGACTGTGAGAAATGCGGGCTAGCTTCGGGCCGGCATCAACCGCAAGCAGCCGCCCTTGCGCCCCGCATGGAACAGAAAGTCCACGAGACCGGCGATGCCCGGCAGGGACTGCGCCTTCGTGACCTCGGTGAGCCCCCAGATCTCCTCCACCGCGTCGGCCGCGCCTGCCAGGATCGGCTCGTCACCTGTCACGAGTAGGATCGGCAGGCTGGGATCATGGCTCGCCACCGTCTTCATGATGTGGCAACCGTCCTGGCCCACGCCGTCCATTTCGCAAACCACCGCCATCGGGGTCTGCTTGTGCAGCACGGCGCCAAGGTCGCATCGGCCGGAGACGCGGACGACCCCGATGTCGAGGAACTCGCAGATCGCCCAGAATTCCCGCGCAATCCTCACGCCGTCCTCGACGACCGCGATAACAGCCTTGCGGGCGCGCTGCACGTGCGGGGCGGTCGGCATCGGATACGGAAGCGCCGCGACTTCCAGGTCACTCGTTTCGTTTGCTGCGATATCGTAATCGGCGTAATCCATTTTGCGCCTCCTTGGCTTGACATCGTGCCGCCGTCCCGCTGGGAACCACTGTCCCGACCGACGCGGCGCATATGGAGTTTCACCTGCCTGGGCGTTAAGTGGAACCCGGCCAACGGTTAGTAAACCGTTAGGAACCGCTATAAAACCGTGAGCTACCGTGAATGCCTACCCTTGCTTAAGGTTTACCGCCCAAGAGCAGCGACCCGACTCCAATTGTCCTTCAATAACCTCATTCCCGTCCGCATCGTGTTTGGCAGACCCGGAGAAACCGATCGAAACCAGCTGCTGTCCGTTTCCCGGGCGTGCCAGCGTGCCTTGCAACCCCGTATCGGCGACGGTGCCCTTTATGATGGTCGTCCCCTGAAACGGGTCGAAGGCGAATGTCTTCCAGCTGACGCTCATCAGCCCGGTGGTGGTCTGACCGCACCCGTCGATTTTGGGCGTGACCGGTCCAACCCAGCGTCCCTCAAGACCGAAAATCCCGATTACCTTTCCCGACTGGATGCCGTCAGCCGCGCTGCCGTGGCAGCCGAAAACGGCAAGAGGAAGTGCCAATAAGAAAAATAGCCTCTTCATACGAAAAATTACCTTGCCCAGTCGCCCCAGAATGGCGTATGTTTCCCGGCATGATGGCGTGGTATGTCGGGACGCTGCCAATTGATGGCGGAACATCCCGTCCTCGCCGGTCTCGCTGATACGTCTATCGGGACCCTGGTAACCGCCACCTTCGCTTATTCGATTATCCAGAGCCTCGCCGAAGGCGACCGCGAAGCGGTACTGGTGGTCGTGCTTTGTTCTGTTCTCATCGATCATCCGCGGGCAGCCGCCCTCGATTTCACCGGTTTGCCGAAGGACCCGAGCCGTCCGGACAATGTCGAGCTCGGGTACGGACTTGCCGCCTGCGATCCTCGAATTCGGGCAACGCACGGCAACCCGAGCGCGGCTGATTGATTGGGCGGCGGATGTGCTTGCGCCGGCTGGCCACGCACCAGCGGCTCATCACCGTCTTCTGCTCGACGAACTCGAAAGTGTTGCGAGGGGAGAGATCGACCGCCTGATGGTGCTGATGCCGCCCGGCTCCGCCAAGTCGACCTACGCATCGGTGATATTTCCTGCATGGTGGTTTGCCCGGCATCCGTCCAGTTCCGTCATTGCGGCCTCCCATACCGCCGATTTGGCCGAACACTTCAGCCGCCAGGTACGCGGCCTCATCGCCGAGTATGGCTCGGACCTCGGAAGCGCGCTCCTCGGCGACAACCGATCGGCGAGACGTTGGCGGCTCCTGACCGGTGGTCAGTATTTCGCCACGGGCCTGCGCGGACCCGTGACCGGCCGCCGCGCAGACTTGATCGTGATCGATGATCCGGTCAAGTCACGCGCAGAGGCCGACCGCGCCGGTCTCCGCGAGTTGGCCTGGAATTGGTATCGCTTCGATCTGATCACCAGACTGACTCCGGGTGGCCGCATAATCCTGGTAATGACCCGCTGGCACGAGGATGACCTTGGCGGTCGCCTCCTCGCCCAGGGTGGGGCGGAGTGGCGCATCTTGCGTCTGCCGGCTCTCGCCGAAACAAACGACCCGCTTCTGCGTCCGTTCGGCGCGCCGCTATGGCCCGAGTGGGAAGACCTGACCGCGTTGCAGCGTAAGCACGACACGATCGGTGGACGTGCCTGGTCCGCACTGTATCAGCAATCACCGCGTCCTCTGGGGGGCGGCCTGTTCAGGGTTGACCGTCTTGCCATACTCGATGTCCCCCCAGACATCGCCCGATCCCGTCCAGTTCGTGCATGGGACTTTGCTGCGACAGTGAAAGAGGACGACAACGATCCCGACTGGACGGTTGGCCTCAAACTCATGCGGGATGCGGGTGGTCGCTTCGTCGTGCTCGACGTGGTGCGTCTGCGCGGCACTGCATGGGAAGTCGAGCGCAAGCTGGTCGACACGGCGCGGCGCGATGGCCCGGACGTGGCGGTAGCGCTGCCGCAGGATCCGGGGTCCGCCGGAAAGATCGTGGCCTCGACCTACGTGGCACTTCTTGCCGGATTCACGGTCGTGGTTTCGCCTGAGAGCGGCTCGAAGGTCGCGCGCGCAACGCCGATCGCTGCGCAAGTCGAGGGCGGGAACATGGCGATCGTTCGTGCGGACTGGAATTTCGCCTTCATTGAGGAGTTGCGCGACTTTCCTTTGGGCAGAAAGGACGACCAGGTGGACGCATTGTCGCGCGCATTCACGCGCCTTGCTCCAACGGGTGCACCGACGAGACTTGTCAGCGTCAATCTCGTCGCACGCTGAACATCGAGACATCGCTGGGTCGCGGCGCATGCCGCCTGTCCCGCACTTCAATCAGGCATCGCAGGGTTCCGCATGTTCGATACGATCTGCGATCTGATTCCGCGCGACAACGACTACGCGCCTCGAACCCGCACGCTCGATATTCTGAAGCGGGTGCTCGAGGGCAGACTCTATGATGCACTGCCGTATCAGTTCCACGAGGAGCGCGGGGCCGGCGGCGATTACATACCTCTGCGGAACCGCAGACCGTCGGTTCGTTACGCTCTCTGCCGTGTGGTGGTCGAGGACAGCGTCTCGCTTCTGTTCAGCGAGGGACATTTTCCGACAATAGACTGCGTCGATGCAAATGTGCGAGGCGTCCTGGCAGATATCGTCAAGGAAGCGCGCCTCAATCAGGTTATGACGGAAGCGGCGATCCGCGGCTCGGTCGGTTCGATCGCACTCTTGTTGCGCGTGCTGCGAGGGCGCGTGTTCGTCAACGTGCTCGATACCGCTTATCTTACGCCGACCTGGTCTACCGACGCGCCTGACACGCTCGCCTCGGTAACCGAACGATACAAGGTGGCGGGCAGTGTTCTGGCCGCGGCCGGTTACGACGATCTGACGGATCCGACGGCGGACTTCTGGTTCACGCGCAGCTGGGACTGCAACAGCGAGACATGGTTCGTCCCCTCACCGGTGGATGAACCGACCGATCCAGTAATCGACGATCTGCGCAGCGTCCAGCACAACCTCGGCTTTGTGCCTCTGGTCTGGGTTCGCAACCTGCCCGGCCTGTCAGCCACCGGCAGTACCGACGATGGTGCCTGCACCTTCCGGGCGGCGATCGAGACACAGATCGAGATCGACTACCAGCTGAGCCAGGCCGGTCGCGGACTGAAATACAGCAGCGACCCGACTCTGCTGATTAAGGAACCGGCTTCGACAGACAGCCAGATCGTCAAGGGTGCTGGCAATGCCCTCGTGGTCAGTGAGAAGGGCGACGCACGGCTGTTGGAGATAGGCGGCACGGCCTCGGCGGCCGTCATCGATTATGTGCGGACATTGCGCGAGTTCGCGTTGGAGAGCGTTCACGGCAATCGTGCCAACGCCGATCGCTTGTCTGCGGCGCAGTCCGGCCGTGCCTTGGAGCTGTTGAACCAGGGACTCATCTGGCTCGCCGACAATCTGCGTATCAGCTACGGCGAAGGGGCTTTGTTGCAACTCGGCCGCATGATCCTGCGCGCGGCACAGATTTATCCGCTTGTCGTCATGGGTGAACCCACGCCGGTATTGGATCCTCATGCGCGGTTGTCGCTCAAGTGGCCGCGCTGGTATGCGCCCACCGCGGACGATCGGCAAAAAGATGCCCAGACACTTTCCACGTTGGCGGCGGCCGGACAGATCAGTCGAGAAACAGCCGTGAAGTCGATCGCGGATACCTACGACATAGCCGACGTCGCCGACGAGCTTGCCCGCATTGAGGCGGACGAGAAGGCTGAAAGGACGCCATGATGTCGAATCCCCCGGAAACGCCGGACGATCCGAGTTCGGCCGTCACCGCTGAACTGCGGGCCCGCGCCGATACGCTGGAACGCCAGCTGACAGAACTGCAACGGCAGACTCAGGTTCGCTTGATGCGCGCCGAGCTGAAGGCCGAAGCCGTTCGGGCCGGCATGATCGACCTCGACGGACTGCGTCTGATCGACCTTCCGTCCCTCAAGCTGAACGAGCAGGGCGAGGTGGAGGGCGCAGCGGCCCTCATGAACGATCTACGGAAGAACAAGCCGTGGTTATTTGGAGGCAGCACGCCGCAATCCTCCTCCAACCCGTCGAGCGCACCGGCCGCGCTGCCGCCTAAGCAGAAGATGGCAAAGGAAATGACCGATGCGGAGTACCGCGTCGCCCGCGCTGCGCTGCTCAAGAACCGCCCGTGACCCGCTTCATCCGATCTGAACCCTGACTTAAAGGAACATCACGCGCCATGCCTATCCAGAATTTTCCGGCCGCGCTGCAGCCGATTATCCAGCAGGGCTTCCTTGAGCGGGAATTTGAGCAGGCCCTCCGTTCGCGCCTGGGATATCGGGCGTGTGCCGACCGCGAAGTCGTCGCCGTCGGGATCGGTGAAACGCTCACCAAAACCCGAGCCGGTCTCAAGCCGACCATCACGACTCCTCTGGCGCCCGCGACCAACACCAATCTCGACAATGGATTGACGCCGACGGGCTGGGGTGTTGAGCAGTATACGCTCTCGATCAACCATTATGCCGCCACTATGGATCTGAACATGGTAACGAGTCGCGTCGGCATTGCGAGCCAGTTCTTGCAGAATGCCTACGTCAATGGAGAGCAGGCCGCACGCAGTCTGGACGAGATCGCGCGCAACTCGCTTTTCAACGCCTATTTCGGCGGAAATACGCGCGTGCGGGTGACGCTCGCGTCGGCCAGCGTCAACGTGTCAGTCGATGACATCCGCGGCTTTCAATATGCCTTTGTGAATGGTGTGCAGACCGCTGTCAGCGCTGCCAATACCCTGACGGTCACCGTCGGAAGCGATGCCTACACGCTGATCGGTGCCGCGGCGGACGCGACGAACGTGTCCACGGCGCCGAATGGAACTTCCGGCGTTCTTACCTTCTCGACCAGCGTCACGGTGGCGGACGGAACCCTGGGTAACACGGTGACCGCCGCGACGGCGTCGGTCATTGCACGGCCTTCGCAGCGCGGCAACACGAGCCTGCTGGTCGCCGGTGACACACTGACGATGAGCAACCTTCTGGATGCGGTCGCGAAGCTGCGCCTGAACGCCGTGCCCGAGATCGACGGCGTGTACAACTGTTATCTGGATCCGGTATCAGCGAGACAGCTCTTTGCCGACCCCGATTTCAAGCAGCTCTTCCAGGGAGCGACCTCGGCCAACCAAGTCTTCCGGCAGGGTATGGTCAACGGCTTCCTTGGCCTGCGGTTTGTTCCGACGACCGAAGCATTCGTGCAGCCGCATCCCACACTGACAGGTCTGATGGTGCGTCGGCCAATCATCTGCGGCCAGGGTGCCCTCATCGAAGGCGACTTTGCCGGCATGGCGGCCGACGATGTGGCGCCGGCGGACTCGATCGTCACCATCGTGGATGACGTGGCGATGGTGACCCGCGAACCGATCGACCGTCTGCAGCAGATCATTGCCCAGTCGTGGTACTGGATCGGGGGCTTTTGCGCGCCATCGGATACGACGACCAATCCCACGACGATCCCGACAGCCACCAATGCGGCCTTCAAGCGGGCCGTGATGGTCGAACATATCGGCTGATCCTGCGCACCCGCTCCTCCGCTCTCACCACTTCATCGTCTGACAAGACGGAGCAGTCATGGCCATCGGTTCCACTATGCCGTTCCGTCCAACCGGAACGGTCTCCCTGGCGGCGGGGACAACGTCGACGAGCGTGGCACTCCTCGGTGGTGGGGACTCTATTGTCGTCACCAACTTGGCTGCTTCGCTCGCCTATGTTCGCTTTGGCGCCGACCCATCGGTTGCCGCAACCTCAGCCGATATGCCCGTCTTGCCCAACGCGCGTGTCATGCTGGGCGTGAATTCGCTCATCGGATACGCGGCGGCTATGGTGGTGTCGGGCAGTGGCACGGTACTGATGACCCGCGGGGATGGGTCTTTTCTCTGATGTCCTTCCTGGATTCGGAAAAGACCGACATCAGGCGGTTCTGTGGTTATCCCGCTTATGGTTGCACGCCGGCGGGCTTCCAAAATTGGCGCTTTTACCAGGCTTACGGGCTCCTTGAGTTCCGCATGAACAATCTTTCCACCGCCGAGGAGGCAATTGTCAGGCGCTATCTGGCGAACCTCAACGTCCTCGAGACAGCGGTGCCTATGGCGGCGCAGAATCTGGACACCGATCAGGCGGCCGTATGGACGCATAATCGCGAAGAAGTGGCGGATCGTACGGCGTTGCTGGATGACTGGCGACGGCGTCTTTGCTCCTTCTTCGGCCTACCGCCTGGGCCGGGCTTGGCGTCCTCCGGCATAACGATCGTGGTCTGAATGTCGCTCGACCACATCCAGGATCGCGTGCGTTGGGGTCTCAACGTCGCGGCGCGCAATATCGGCAGGTCGACCGACGCCTATCGTCCGTCGAGCACGTCCGCGCCGACCGCCCCCTGCAACCGATTCCTGCGGCTGCATGCCGCCTTCACCGGACCCGATAACAAATTCCTGCGCCCGAGCGGTTACGGCGCGGCGCTGTGGCATGGCGTCTTCGACGCGGAATACACCAGGGTTGGCGACTACCTTGTGCAGCAAAGCGACGTCTGGTTCATTGCGGCGCAACAGGATCTGCTGCCGGTCCTATGCGTTAAAGCGGACCGGGTGGTCTCTTTTTCTCGCTCCGGTGCGCCATCGAGCACGGGTGTCAATGCCTATAGCGGGGTTACGACCGCTACCAACACGCCCCTGCTGACGGACTGGCCAGCCAATATACTTGGTGTCGGCGGCTCGGGCATGCCGCACGCCGATCTTCCCTCCGATGCTTCGGTGCCGTACTGGACCGTGCTTCTGCCGGCCTTCGGTAACGTCGTGCTTCTACCCGGTGACTTTATGCAAGACGATCTGGGACGCGACGCTACCGTCGTCGCCGCGGAACTGTCCTCGCTAGGCTGGCGTCTCACGGTCCAGCAGTCGAGCACCTGATGGCTGATCAATCCGATGTAGAGACAGCGCTTGTAACCCTTGCGTCTGCCGCGCTCTATCCGAGCGGCACGGATGCGATCAGCGTTCCCGGACCCGTATGCCGGATTTATCGTGGCTGGCCAAAGGCGGGGGCCCTTAATGCCGATCTTGCCGCCGGTCGGATCAACGTCACGGTGTTTCCGGCTAGTCCGGCGATGCGTAATACCACGCGCTATCCTGATGAATGGGTGACGACAACTGTATCACCGACGCTGACAGCTACGGTTGCAGGAATCACTGTCACATTCGGTGGTGTTGCATCATCAGGCCAGCTCGCTGGTGTACGAGTTGACGGCCGCGCCTATGTCTATCGGACGACCGCGAACGATACGCCTGCCTTGGTCGCTGCCAACATCGCAACAGCCGCCCGTGCGAACGGTATTGTCGGGCTGACGCAGGCGGTGCTTAGTTTTCCCGGAGCCGGTGATGTGCTGGCCCGTGTGGTGGCGGACGCCTCCGGCTTGATGGAGGTTCGCCGACAGGTACAGAGCTTCCGCATCATCTGCTGGTGTCCAACGCCTTTGTTGCGAGACGCAACAGCGGTCGCGATCGATACGTCCCTGGCCACGGTCCGCTTTATGTCTATGCCAGACGCTACGGCTGCTCGGCTGATATTTTCCGGAAGTACTGTTTTCGACCAGTCTCAGGACGCAATCTTGTATCGGCGCGATCTGATCTACTCTGTCGAATATGCCACAACCGTCACGTCCCCTCAGC